TGACTATTTGCTTCAGGAACAGCAAATGTAATTACTCCGCCGTCTTCGCCGTTATTAGTAACGCCAACAACATCACGACTACTGATGTTATTTGAATGTGACAGTGTTCCTGATGTTCCTGCTTCGCTCTGAATATAAAAGTTATGACCTGGTTGATTAACAGTAAATGTGTATTCGCCACCCCTAGCTAATGATATTGTTGGATTTACTCCGCCTACTCCGCTTAAACTATATGAATTATCGTTTTCAGTAACATCGAAATTATCAGTTAAAAGTATTTCTGTAGCACTTACGTCAACACTATCAGGACCACTTGGTAACCAGTAATATTGACTATGATTTACAAACTTATCAAAATCAATTAACGGCGACCAACTATAAATTGGACTTGAAAATAATCTATCATGCTTTAATACATTTGCGCCTTTTGTCTTTAACGCATCTAACATTTCAGGATAAGTAATTGCACTTGATACATTGTTTTCGTCGTCCTTAAAAACAATTCCTGGCTCTAATTGATAATTTACACGTTCTGTTGTTGGTTCAATAACATACGTATCATCTTTCTCAATACCATTGCCGAACTTTCTTCCAACAAAACCTTGTGTTTGTTTTAATTTTGGTTCCTGTGTTAATTGATCTAACGTAGAACTTAAAAGTTCTTTATTAGTATCTGTTTTAAAAACTTCAGGTAAAAAATCAACTGATCTATTCCTAGCCATATTATGCTACTCCGTTTAAGTTATCTGAAGTTAATGACGTAACAACTTTTACATTATCAACTGTAATTGCATTAACAAAAATTTCATTCGATGCCGACTTAATTTCATATAAATCACCAAATGTTTTATTTGAATCCTTTGACACTAAGACAACCGAACTAATAATATCACCTAACTTATCATGTAAATATGCCGATAATTCAGAGAAATAAAAGGTATCGCCGAATGTCCAATGTTCGATATTAAAATAATCATTAATTGCACTCACAACACGACTTTTTATTTCACTATCACTAACAATTGCATTATGTACTTTAATAACCGAAACATCAGCACGTAATCCATCACTGGCTTTATTTCCAAATAAAGGTTTAAAAATTACACTATTTAAAACAATATTGTCACTTAGCATTTTGTTATCTTGTAAAGTTTGGTAAGCACTTGTTAATTCGGAAATAGTAGGTACTGCTGGCTTAATAACAGTACTTGTTGTATCTTGAATATATTTTTTATATGCTGTATGGTATGCGTCTGTTACTAGGAACAAATCAATAATATTTGTAAGACCAGGATTAATACGTCGTGTTTCTGAACTATTATGCTTGTATTGAAATTGTAAATCTTGTCTACCTGATTTCACTAACATGTCAGTTCTAACATTTAATGCCCCCGATACTAATTCTTGAAATTTATTCACTTCATCTGCAAAATAGAATATTTGATTTTCCGGGTAACTTGAAAGATTTAATAATGGATCAGAAGCACTTGTGAATTCGGTGTTAACTATATTACTTGCCAATGGCGTAACTCTTTCCAAGCCATCTGCATCAATTATTGTTTGAAAAAATACCAAATCAATTGTTTGTGTAATATCTGTGAAAAAATCTGGATTATCAGCGACGCCGTCATTGTCGTTATCAGTATAACTAACTTCTACTTTAAAATCATTAACAAAACCATCCGACTCAACAGGTTGTCCGGTAATATCCAACTTAATATCATTACTTAATGGTGAGTTACTTCCTGGTTGTGTGTTTGTTTTAAGTACGTTAATAAAATCATTAACAACCTTTCCGGTTTTAGGATCAAATATTTTATTATGACCACTAAAATAAAAACGTGTTTCAAGAATACTCGAGAAATAATAATTTAATGCTCTTGTTGTTACAGTGTAAACATTGTCAACAGCAACAAACTTAATAACCCAACTTGCGTCATTTCCTAAACCTGCAGTACTCTGGGCATTATCCAAACTAAAGTCACTTGTTTTATTCAAGTTAGAACTAGTAATAATATACCATGTTCCAGTATCATTGTCATAACCTATTCCAAAGTCATTGTACAATTCAATTTGCGCTAACATTTCTTGCTCAAAGGCTAGCGGTAAATCCGTATTAAATACAGGAATTACTTCTGTTGGGATAGCATCAGTTGGAATAAAATCCGATATTGTTACAGGACCCGTTCCATCGTCATTATTACCAACACCAAAATTAGTTCCTTCTAGTGTTACTGTTTTAACACTTGTCCAAATTGTAGTATTATCCGTTAATAATAGTGTATCACGTTGTTTTAAACGATTATTTTCATCAAAATAGTAAACACCATTTATGTCAGAAGCAGGTGTTTCAAACTTAACCAATGCATTTGACACAAGATACTTCTTGTTATCCGAAACATAAGACCCAATTTGTAACGGCGATCCTGCCGCATTTTTAAAATACCCTGTAGTTTCATTTGTACTTGTTGTACTTTGGTTCCATATAATATCCATAGCATTCAACGAACTTCTGTTGAAATTATTATGATATAAATGAATAGTACTACGCTTAGTTAATTTTGGTTCTACTTGATTTCTGATTACTGTTTCAATGTCGTTTTTATCATCAAAACTAAATGTAAATGTTGTACTTGATGTATCTTTGTAAATTACACCATCGCTATTAAATGTATTAATGCTTGAGTACTTTCCAGTTGGGTCAACCAAATCTAAATGTCTGCTTGTTCCAATATTACTTCTTGCAACTGCTTTACTTTTAATAATACTACTAAATGCTGTATATGGGAAGTTATTGTAATCTTCGCCATTTACCATTCTATCCTGTGTGTAATATCTTGCAGGAGCATTACGTTTAATATCATCAATACTTTCTTTTGTACTTGCGTTACTGATATTCTGTGTTAAAGTAACAGTGAATGTTGCAGTTTCGGCACGACCATTTCTACTGATATATGGAACTGTAATATTAATACCTGTTATATCATTTGTATTAATAATATATTTACGTCCGTTACTTACTCTAATAAATGCACGAAAGAAACCTGTTGGGATATCACCAAATACACCATCACCGAAATTCATAGTAATTTGGTCATTGGCTCTACTTGTTACACTAAAGTATTTTCTTTCTGATGATTCAGTTTGCTTTGTGATAGGCGCATAAATGTTTTGCACTTCTTCCCACTCACTGATTACAGTGCCTGTAGTTTTATCCAACTCGTATAACCAAACATCATTGTTGTTAACACCATCTGTATTAATGTCAACATTACGGTTTGCAATTCTATCACTTAGTGTGAAATCTTTATTTGTTAATGTGCCTTGTTTGAAATGAAAAAAGAAACCAGTATTTGCACTAGCAAAACCATTCATATCATTTCTATACATAATATTAAAATCGCCATTAAGAACTGGTGCTGGCTCGTACACAGATGTACTATTTGCTGTTGTTGCACTAGTAACCTCAAAGTCCATATTAGCGCCATTTACTGTTGCGTTAAATGGTATTACTGGCATTAAGTTCTTAGTTAAATTTACTGTATACTCATCAGTTTTGGTTCCAAGTACAGTTGCTGTTCTTCCTGGCTTTCCAACTTTCTGACTATCAATCATCATAGCATTTAGAACAGTATTAAATTGGTCTTGCCAATCGATATTTGTACTATCATTCCAACGTACTGTTACGTTTGCTAAATTCGTTCCGTTAAAATCTGTAAGATTTTCAGTTGTGCTTACTGATGTCACTTTTAAAAAACCGTTAGCGCACTCATTACGCTTAGGTGTGTAACTTACTAAGTCAGCAAGTCTAACAACACTATCTCTACGTTCTGCAGTGTCTAAAAAGTTTTCACGTGTGTTTAAGTCTTGTCGATAACTTATCGCTTGACCCATAAATGCCATTGTATCTAGTAACGCAATGAACTCCGAACTTTCAACGTAATCATTAAAGTCCTCTGGATAATGTTGTCTTATATAATCAACAAATCCTTTGCGTAGTGTTTCAAAGTTGTAACTTTGGAAGTCTGCTTGATTGTACGTTTTGTATAACGAACGCCAATCTTCAATTCCAAAAATGCTTGTCTGTCGTGAACTAGTAGCCATAATAACGTAAATTTTGTGTTTACGTTATTTATGCACGTTATAAACTGCGTATATTATGATGTAAAATTAGCAGTACTTGTGTTTTGGTCGAACATTAAATTAATAACTTCCAAGTTTACATCAGGATGAATTCGAACATTCATTTCAATTAGTACGTTATGATTCTTAGCGTACACATTAATTTCTTCTGCTGTAATTCTAGGGTCAGCATCAATCAAACGTTGTATTTCCGTTTTAATCTTTCTTACAGTATCATCTGTATTTGGGTCAAACACGTAACTCCAAATATTAGTACCAACTTCGGGTCGACCAGGCATCTCACCTTCGCGAATCATAATTGCATTAAGTAAATCACGCTTTACTAACTCTTTGTCAGTTAAAGTGAAGTTTTTAACTTGGTCTATTGTATTGTATCCAGTATATGTAGTCATGAGTACTTAGGTGGCTCCACTTTTAAGTTATTAATTAAATCAATTACCTGTGTATTTAACTTATCTCTGTCTATTGGACTTGTTAGTCCTGGTGCAGGTTCGTTATGTAAAGCGTATGGTTCATGTGTTGGTGCTCTTGTAACAATAGAACTTAAAGATGGTGTTTCTTCTGATGTCCATCCATCATCAGTTAACTCATTGTCTGTGAATGTAGTTGCTGTTCCTGGTGTTGTACTAGCACCATCTTTGTTTAAGTGTATTTGTGTTCCACCCATTTCAATATTAGTATCTGCTTTAAGGTTAAGATTTCCACCAGCATTAATATTAATATCTTCGTCTGCATGTAAGTTAATTGTTCCTTGTGTCCTTACATTTACACTATTAGAACTATAAACATCTACTGTTCCGCCTTTTCCGAACTCCAACCAAGTTTGCCCATTTGCATGTGTAATATAAAAACATTCTCCATCATCGGACATTGTAATTTGATGCCCTGTTGCTGAACGTATTCTTACTAGTTGGTCTTTGCCTTCCAAATCACCGTCGTCCATTACGATACTATGTCCACCACGTCTTCCTATAATAGCAACATCTTGTGGTTCAATCTCATCATTCTGTAATGTTTCTTTAACATTAGTATCATACATACCGTTTGCATACACTGGGCGTCCCGGTGTACTAATGCCATATACATTACTAGGACTTTCACGTTGCACAGTTGAACTAATTGGTCCACGAACAGTATCTTTATCTAATCCTTGTTGATACATTGTTGCTACAACCGAACTATGTTGTGGCTTTTCCTTTTCGTAAAAACGTGGGTCTTCTGATATTGCTTTATCTTTATGATTAATTTCAGTTACATTATCTGCTATTGCAGGAATCATATGTGTTAGACCACTTTCAGGAACACATCCTGTGTAGTATCCATAACTTGGGTCACCGTTAACAAAAAAGCACATAACTTTCGTTCCAACATCAGGTGCTGTAAACCACATTCCATATGACTGTGCATTTCCTACTGATGTACCCACGCCTTCTGTCGTTCCGTTATGATTTACTTTACCGTAGTACGGAGTCAAGAAACTAACTGTTCTCCAACCACTAGCATCTGTTTCGTCGCCTTTTGAAAATTCTTCAATGTAAACTTGAACACGCCCATTACGAGTAGGGTCGATATTGTTCATTACTTTACCAATAAACGGACCAGTGTCCGCAGGCATTCCACCTCTATCTAGTTTATATCCTTTGGTGCGTCCTTTGCTTTTTAAAATATCATCAGCCATTAGTCGTCGTTCATTCCTGCATCATGATTCATTCTTGCAATAATTCTATCCCGTTCTTCGTAATGTGGATAAACATCGCCCTCGAAATTTGTATCTATTGGATTACCAAATTCATCGGTGTCGCCTTCTTCAGTTATTGATAAATTCATATTATCCAAGTTATCTAAAATTTCTTTCTTTTCAACTTTTTCTTTTTGTACTTGTTCTTCAGTTGGAAACAACATTAATGTTCCTTCAAGTAATTGTGTAAATTTGCCATTACTTAAATTAGTAGTTATTGTGTTCGCACGGTAAATTAAACTTATTCTAGAATCTCCGCCTTTGCCACTTCCTAAATTTCTACCGTAGTTTCTATGACCAACATCAGCAATGCCATTCTTTAAATCGTAATCAACATTTGTATTGTAGTTAACAGAAAATAAAACTTCACTAGCATCGTAGTTAACAGAGCCATCATACATAAATGGTCCTAGTCCAACTCCTGTTGCATCAGGTGAATAAAATACTTCGCTTTGTGCCATCCAATCCGGGTCACCAACAATTTGTAATTGTGCGTTTGCTTGGTCTGACGGTGAATAAAGTAAACTAGCCGCATTTGCTGAACCTTCATTGCGTCTGTTTTTTCCACCTTGTGTTGATTCAGAACTACTATTTTGATAAACTTGTTTGGTTAGTTCACGAGCATTGTTTTGCATCTTTGGAACACCCATATCACCGCCAAATGTTTGGTAGTACAAGTAATTGTAATCTTGTCTAAAGTCTAGTACTTCTGTATTCTTTCCAGTGAACCAATAATCGTACTCTTTGTGTACGCCACGGAAATAAGATGGTCCAAA